CAATGGCCGCTGCGCCTGCGGCAATGCCGCTTGCCGCAGCCCCGGCAAGCACCCGCACCGCGGTCTCGTGCCGCATGGCGTCCACGACGCCAGCAAAGACCCCGCGCGCATCCGCCAGTGGTTCGCCCGCGTCCCCGGCGCCAACATCGGCATCGCCACCGGCGCGGCGTCCGGCTTCGTCGTGCTCGACGTTGACCCGCGAAACGGCAGCGATGACACCCTTGCCGAACTCGAGCGCCAGTTCGGCAAGCTGCCGGACACCGCCACCCAGCTGACCGGCGGCGGCGGCTACCACTACCTGTTCGCCTGCGACGGCCAACGCCTGCGCTCCCCGGGGCGCGGTCTGGACGTGAAGGGCGACGGCGGCTACATCGTGGCCGAGCCGTCCGTGCACGTCAGCGGGGGCTCCTACGCATGGGAGGGCAGCGCCGACCCAACGGAAGGACACCCGCTGGCGCAGCCGCCCCGCTGGATGGTGGCTACCGCCGCACCGGCTCGCCCCGCCGGCCAGCACATCACCGGCACCGGCTACCTAGGGCCGCAGCGGATCGAAGACCTGCGCGCCGCCTTGGCCCACGTCGATCCCAGCCCCTACCAGCAGTGGATCGCGGTGGGGCAGGCGCTGCACAGCACCGAAGCGCCGGAGGCCTTCGACCTGTGGGACGAATGGAGCCGCCGCGCCGACAACTACGACGGCAGAACCGCCGCCAAGTGGGCGACCTTCCGCGCGAACGGGCCGCTGCACGTCGAGTCGATTTTCGTGTGGGCACGCGATGCCGGCTGGGATGGGAGCGCGCCGAGAACAGCCGTGGCGCCCGACAACGTGATCCCGTTCGCAGCAAAGACCGTAACCGACACGCCGGCCGAGCTGCTGCAGCTCCCCGGTGCCCTCGGCGCGTTCGTCGATCTCTACAACCGCACCGCCCCCAAACCGCAGCCGCAGTTCGCCGTACAAGCCGCGCTGGCCTTCGCCAGTACCGTCCTTGGCCGGCGCTATCGAACCACCCGCGAGAACTGGCCGAGCCTGTACCTGGTCAACGTGGGCAAGTCGGCCAGCGGCAAGGAGCACAGCCGAACCATCATCGATGCCTGCCTGTCCGCCGCGCAGCTCACGCAGCTGATCGGCCCCAGCGGGTACACCTCCGATTCGGGTGTGTTTTCGTTCCTGCTGCACCAGCCCTGCCATATCGCCATCATCGACGAGCTGGGCGACCTGCTTGGCAACGCCAAGGCGCAGGGCAACTACCACAAGCGGCAGGCCATCACCTCACTGGTGCAGGCATGGGGTCTCCTGCACGGCACCCTGCGCCCGCAGGGATACAGCACGATGGCCATGCAGCCCAGCCAACGGCAGGAGGCCGCGACCCGGTGCGTCCATCGCCCGGCGTTGACCTTGCTGGGCATGACGACGCCGCGCACGTTCTACGACAGCCTGACCGAGCAGGCCATCGAGGGCGGGTTCCTGAACCGCCTGCTGATCGTGGAGTCCACCATCGGGCGGCAGATCTCCCGCATGGCCGATCCCATCGTGGTGCCGGACAGCATCGTCGAGTGGTGCCGGGCCGCGCGCGAGGGCGTGGCTGGCAACCTCAGCGGGCTAGACCCGGCCGCCGACCATGTGCCGGTGCCGCGGGTGGTGGACTTCGATGCCGACGCCGCTGCGCTGTTTCGCGCCTACGAGGCCGAATGCCTCGCCGCGATGGATCGCCTCGACCCGGAAGGATTGGCCGAGCTTGAGGGCCGCAGCGTCGAGAAGGCGCTGCGCATCTCCCTGGCCCTGGCCGTCTCCGACAACGTGGTGTCGCCCACCATCCGGGCCGACCACGCGAGCTGGGCGATCACCTACGTCCGCTACTACACCGCCCAGACCATCGAGGCCGTCCGCCGCTACATGCAAGACAGCCAGTTCGGGAAGTGGCAGGCCGCCACGCTGGAGGCGCTGCGCCGGGCCGGCGAGCGCGGGCTGACCGAGCGGGAGCTGTGCCGGAACTGCCGGCCCTATGCCGGCCTCGAGCCGCGTCTGCGCAAGTCGGTCATGGACAGCCTGGCATCGCAGGCGCTCGCCGCCCTCGTGGACATGGGCAAGGGGCCGGGAGGCCGGGGCCGGAACCGGAAGGCGTGGGTCGCCCTGCAGGAGGAGTCCGATGCCGCATAATCGTATGCGTCGGCATTTTGCCAATGACGGTTATAACCCGCACCACGCTTACGTTTCAGCTAAATCCGGTAATCGTCACGGTAGCACCCTTTTCCTCGCGCGCGCGCTCTCTCTATACGCGAAGGCACACATATATATATATATATATTTTTATTCCGTAATTATCTCAAAGCTAAGCACAGCAAGGGTTATACCCGGCAGCAGCGGGTGCCGCCACTTTGCGGACGGTTTGACACCCTGCTGTGAGGGTCGGGCATGAGCCGGGCTGCAGCGGATGCGGTCGAGGTCATCCTGCCGGTGCAGACCGTGAGCGAGGCCAATCGCCGCGACCACTGGGCGGTGAAGGCCAAGCGCGTGAAGCGCCATCGCTTAGCCGCCCGCGCCATGTGCCCGGCAATGGGCCTGCCGTGCGTTGTGCGGCTCACCCGCCTGTCGCCCGGCACCTTGGACGACGACAACCTACGCGGCGCGCTCAAGGCCGTACGTGACGGCGTAGCCGACCGGCTCGGCGTGGATGACCGCGACCCGCGCGTGACGTGGGAATACGCCCAGGAGCGATCCAAGGGCCTCAAGGGAGTCGTTCGACTCGAACTGCGGCCTCGCGCCGAGCTGGAGGACACATGACCATCGAACTGATCGCATGGACGCTCACGTCGAGCGCGCTCGCCGCCTGGATTGGCTACCGCACCGGGTACGAGCGGGCGCACGTACGCGTGGCCCAGCTGTACTGGTTCCTCGGTGTGCGTAGCCTCGATCTGGAAACTCGCACCATCACATTCAGCGATGGCAGCACGCACACGGAGCGGCAGCCATGAGCTGGGACTACGACCGCAGCGTGGGCAGCCTGCGCCGCCAGACGCCAAGCGCGCTGGCCGACAAGGTGGCGTGGATTCTCGTGGACATCGGCAAGCCGCGCGCGGTGACGTGCGACCAGGCCGGCCACGTGTGGATCGAGTTCCCGCACAAGGCGGCCGAGGCCGACTTGCTGGGCGTATACGACCCGGCCGTGGGCGCGCTGGCGCTGACTCGCATGATCCGCGACGACCTGCTGGCCGCAGCGCGCGAAGTCAACCCCGAGCGCCATCGCGTGGTGCGCACGAAGAGGAGAGCAGCATGAGCACGAACGTCGCAAAGGCGCTGGACAACACCCGCGAGCAGGCGCCGCCGCGCAGCTTCACCGAACACCTGCAAACGCTGCTGGGCGGCTCCACGTGGCGCGAGCCGATGCTGGGGGCAACGCCCACCGCCGGGCGGATGCCTGCCGCGCACGAAGTCGCTGCCGCGCTGGGGATGGTGCGCGGCCACCTGTGCGTGGCGTGCGGAGCGCAGGCTGGCAGCCGGCGCCAGGGGGCGTGCACGGGCTGCGGCGCGGTCACCATGACCAAGCCCGATCCCACCGACATCGGCCCACTAGCGGCCGAGGATCTGCTGTTCGGGCAGACGCGGCACGCCGGCCAGGTCATCCGCGCCGTGGCCGACGCCCTGGCGGCCGACCGCAACAGCCGGGCGTGCCAACGCTGCCGGCCGTGGCTGCGCGTGGTGTGCTGGGCGGCCTACTACGAGCTGGCCTATGGGCGCGGGCTCGCCCAGATCCGCCCCAGCGAGGTCACGGCCGCCGACTGGGAGATGCTGACGGAAGCAGCGCGGCGCGTGATCGGCGCATTGGCCGAGGACGCCGTACACCGCGCGCGGGCGAAGTGGCGGGCGCGATGATGGGCACTTGACACAGGCGCAAAGCCTGCTACTATTCAACCCATTCTGGACAACTGCGCCTCGGCTATATGCTGGGGCGTTTGCGTTTCTACGGCTGGCGCCTCTGGCGGCAATCCTACGCAGGCCTGCGGACGCGCAGGCGAGCAAGCCGCTACGCGCCGGCTATCGCTACGCCGGCGCAGTGATCGCCCTCGTGCTCGGCCTCGCCGCGTGACGTGCATCCCGTGCGAGCGCGCACGCGAGGCCCTGCGAAAACTCAACCCGCTGGCAAGGCCGGCGCAACCAAAGGAGGCGGCCGGCAAGGCTGACCGCTATGACCGAGAAAAAGAAACCGCGAACCGGGCCGAAGACGTGGAAGCCCGGCCAGTCCGGCAACCCCGGCGGCCGTAGTCCCAGGGTGGGACCAAACGGCGAGACGATCGCGCAGCTGGCGCGCGCCCACACGACCGAGGCACTGGCCACACTGGTGGAAGTCTGCACCGGCAAGGCGAACGAGCCGCGCGACCGCGTGGCCGCCGCTAACGCCATCCTCGACCGCGGCTGGGGCAAGCCGAAGGAGAGCGTGGATCTCGACGCCAACGTGACCGGCAACGTGATTCCCGTGATCCAGTTTGTGCGCCAGCCCGATCCAGAGTGATCCAGCTCAGCCTGACCGGGCCGCAATTCGATTTCGTCACCGCGCCCGATCAGTTCCCGGCCTTCGTGGCTGGCTTCGGCTCAGGCAAGACGCACGCGGCGATCGCGCGGGCGCTGGCGATGAAGCTGTCATATCCGCGGCAGGACGTCGCCTACTACCTGCCGACGTACGACCTTGTGCGCCGCATCGGCTTCCCGCGATTTTCCGAGCAGCTGGAACAGATGCGCCTGCGGTTCAAGACGAACAAGGCCGACAACGTGATCGAGGTGCAGGACGCCGGCACGATCATCTTCCGCACGCTGGACACGCCCGAGCGCATCATCGGCTACGAGGTGGCGGACAGCATCGCGGACGAGCTGGACACCCTCAAGGAAGAGGACGCCCGCGATGCGTGGAACAAGATCATCTCCCGCAACCGGCAGAAGAAGCCGGACGGGAGCTTGAACACGGTGGGCGTGGCCACGACCCCGGAGGGCTTCCGTTTCGTGTACGACCGCTGGCAGCGCAACCCAGCGGACGGCTACCGGATCATCCGGGCCAGCACGATGAGCAACGCGGAGAACCTGCCGGCGGGCTACATCGAGAGCCTGCGATCCAGCTACCCGTCGAACCTGCTGGCCGCGTACCTGGACGGCGAGTTTGTTAACCTCGTGGCCGGGTCGGTGTATCCAGAGTTCGACCGCAAGGCAAACGCCACGGCCGAGACCGTCCAGCCGGCCGAAGCCTTGCACGTGGGCATGGACTTCAACGTCGGCAAGATGTCGGCGGTGATCCACATTCTGCGCGGCGACCTGCCGCACGCCGTGGCCGAGCGAACCCGCGTGCTGGATACGCCGGCGATGGCCGCGCTGTTGAAGCGCGACTTCCCAGGCCACCCGATCATGGTCTACCCCGACGCATCGGGCGCGTCGCGCAAGAGCAACAACGCCAGCGAGTCCGACCTGGCAATCCTGCGTGCCGCTGGTTTCAGCGTGCGCGTGAACGCAGCCAATCCACGGGTCAAGGACCGCGTGCTGGCAGTCAACGCGATGATCCACAAGGACGGTTCACGCCGGTATCGGGTCAACCCCGACACCTGCCCGGAGCTGGTCGAGAGCCTGGAAAAGCAGGCTTACGACAAGCACGGCGAACCGGACAAGACAGGCGGGCTCGACCACGTGGTCGATGCGGCCGGCTACTTCATCGCTTACCGCTACCCGATCCAGCACCGCATCGCGCTGGTGCAACCCCTGAGGCTCTGAAATGCCCCTAGCCGTCAACGAAACCACGCTGGAGGTCCGCGCGCTGGCCGAACAGTGGAAGGTGCTGGATGCCCTTATGGGCGGCACGCCTGCCATGCGCAAGGCGAGCACCTTCCTGTTGCCCAAGTGGCCGGCGGAAGAGGATGGCGCCTACGCCGCGCGCCTTGCCACGGCCACGCTGTTCCCCGCCTACCGGCGCACGGTGTCGGTGATGGCGGGCAAGCCGTTCGCCAAGGCGTTGACGCTGACCGATGCCGACCCCCGCATCGAGACGTGGTGCGAGGACGTGGACCTGCAAGGCGTGAACCTGCACGTGTTCGCCGGCGATATGTTCGAAGAGTCGTTCTACGGGCTGGCCGGCATCCTCGTGGAATATCCGCGCGTGCCGCCGGGCGGGATGACTGTCGCGCAGGCCGAGCGGGCTGGGCTGCGGCCGTACATGGTGCGCATTCGCCACGACCAGATCATCGGCTGGCGTACGGGCATAATCCAAGGCCGGCTTGCGCTGACACAGCTGCGCCTGCGCGAGGATGGCGAGGTCGATGACGGCGCCTACGGCACGAAGGCGGTTGAGCGCGTGCGCGTGCTTATGCCCGGGTCGTGGGAGCTGTGGGAGCGGGGCGGCCCGAAGAATGACTGGCAGCTCGTGGACAATGACACGACCAGCCTGCCGGTGATCCCGTTCGTGCCGATCTACGGCCGCCGCCGCGACTTCATGAAGGGCTGGCCGACGCTGCTGGATCTGGCGTACCTCAACGTCAAGCACTGGCAGTCGCAGTCGGATCAGGACAACATCCTGCACGCCGCGCGGGTGCCGATTCTCGCCATGATCGGCGCGGAGGATCAGTCGCAGCTCGTGATCGGCGCAGGCACCGCGGTGAAGCTGCAGCTGGACGCCGACATGAAGTGGGTGGAGCACTCCGGCGCCGCCATCGGCGCGGGGCGCGACTCCATCACCGACCTCGAGGAACAAATGATCCAGTCGGGCGCCGAGCTGCTGGTCAAGCAGCCGGGCACGCGCAGCGCCACCGAGGCGTCCGGCGATCAGGAAGGCAACAAGTGCGACCTCCAGCGGCTTGCCGAGCAGATGGAGGACTCGCTCGACCAAGCGCTGGTATTTATGGCGGCCTACGGCGGCGTGCCGGTCGAGCGGGCCGGCAGCGTGGCGCTGTTCAAGGACTTCGGCGTGGCCACGCTCTCGGACGCCAGCGCGCAGCTGGTGGCGGATCTCAACAGCCGCGGCCTGCTGTCCAGCGAGACGGTGCTGCGCGAGCTGCAGCGCCGCGGCGTGCTGGACGCCTCGATCAATGTCGAGGACGAGCTGGCCAAGGCCCGCGAGGAAGGCCCGGCGCTGGGCGAGCTGGGCGGGCAGGGCGGGTTGCCGGGTAGCGCATGACCGCCAACGCGCTGTTGCTTGATCGCGCCGTCGATCACGCCATCGATGAGCTGCGATTCGAGCGCGGCGTCGTGTACCGCATGATTGCGGTGTTGAATCGGGCAGACGCGAGGTTGTCGGCGCAGCTGGCCGAGGCGCTGCTGCAGCTGGACGCCGAGAGTTTCACGGTGCAACGGCTGGAGGCGCTGCTGGTCAGCGTGCGCGAGACGAACGCCGCGGCCTACGCGGCCGTGTTCGACGCGCTGGAGCCGGCACTGCGTGATCTGGCCGAGGCCGAGGCGCAGGCGCAGGCCGCCCAGCTGCGCGCGGCAGTGCCGCCGGCGGTGCAGCTACGATTCCCCATCGCGGGCGTGTCGGTCGAGCAGGTGTACGCCGCCGCGCTGTCGCGCCCGTTCCAGGGCCGGCTGCTGCGCGAGTGGGCGGCAGACTTGGCCGAGTCGCGGCTGCGGCAGGTGCGCGAGGCGGTGCGCGCCGGCTACGTGGCCGGCGAAACGACCGCCGACATCATCCGCAAGGTTCGCGGCACCAAGGCGCTGCGCTACGAGGACGGCATCCTCGCCCGGCCACGGCGCGAGCTGGCCACCATCGTGCAGACGGCCCTGTCGCACACCGCGCAGACGGCTCGCTCGGTCAGCTATGCGGCGAACGCCGACCTGATCAAGGCGCTGCGGTGGGTGTCCACGCTGGACAGCCGCACCAGCCCGATGTGCCGCGTGCGCGACGGGCTGCAGTACACGGCGACCGCGCCGCACAAGCCTGTGGGCCACAAGGTGCCGTGGGGCGCTGGGCCGGGGCGGCTGCACTTCAACTGCCGGTCGGTCTCCGTGCCGGTGCTGAAAAGTTGGAAAGAACTCGGAATTGATGCGGAGGAATTGCCGGCCAGCACCCGCGCCAGCATGGATGGCACCGTTCCGGCCGATCTGACCTATGGGCAGTGGCTGGCGCGCCAGTCGGCCGAGCGGCAGGACGAGATCCTCGGGCCGGTGCGGGGCAAGCTGCTACGGGCCGGGCGGGTCAAGGTGGAGCAGTTCACGGATGACAAGGGAAACTGGCTGACACTCGACCAGCTGCGCGCCAAGATCGGCACTTGACAACGGCGCAGCGCGTGCTACACTTACCCAAGATGCCGAAGTTTCGCGTAATCGACGGGCGACCAGACGCGAGCCCGGCAGGTGCCGTGCGCAAGCGCGCCCGCCAGTCCGCACGAGACTGGCCTGCCTGCTCACATTGTGGCGGGCGCGAGACAGTCCCCGCCAAGATCGGCAATGTCAAGAACAAGCTGTGCGTCGCCTGTCTGCTGCAGGGGCGGCGCGTGGTGGTTTGTTAACCCCGCCCGGCGTTAGTTCGCCCGGCCCGACGCCCGCCTCGCGCTGGCGCTTCTCTTTCCAACGGCTCGCCAATGGCGGGCCGTTTTCGTTTCCGCGCAAAGCGCATCCAGCCCAAGGGGCAATCCGTGAGTGAAATCGACCTGACCTCGCCCGAGGTCAAGCAAGCTATTGCCGACGCCGTAGCAGAACAGACGGCCGGCCTCGTGGCCAAGCGCGACGAACTGCTCGGGAAGATCAAGAAGCTCCAGCAGGGGCAACAGATCGACCCGGCGGAACTCGCTGCGGTGGAAGCCGAACGCGACGAGCTGAAAGCCAAGCTCGCCGCAGCCGACAAGGCCGCCAAGAAGACGGCCGCCGACCTCGAGGCCGCCACCAAGCGGGCCGCCGAGATCGACACGGCCTACGCCAACACCCTGCGCGATAGCGCCCTGACCGACGCCCTGGCGAAGGCGGGCGTGACCAGCCCGGCGCTGCTCAAGGCAGCCAAGGCGCTGCTCAAGGACGGCGTGCAGGTGGTGGACGTGGACGGTAAGCGCGTGGTCAAGGCCGGCGACGTCGATCTCGACAAGCACATCACGGAATGGGCAGGCAGCGACGAAGGCAAGCACTTCGTGGCGGCTCCCGAGCACAACGGCGGCGGTTCGCAAGGCGGGCGCGGCTCCAACGACACGGGCAACAAATTGCCCGATCCCACCGACAAGGCAGGCCGCGCGGCTGTGTTCGCACAGCGCCTGGCCGCCGCTTCCCACGAGGAATAAGCAATGGCTCTCTCCAACATGAAGGTCTTTAACCGCGAGGTGCAGACCGCCACCATCGAGACCGTCGCCCAGATGGTCGACAAGTTCAACGCAGCCTCCGGCGGCGCCATCACCCTGACCAACCAGGGCTTCGAGGGCGACTACCGCTATGAGAACTTCTGGGCTGGCATCCACAGCGCCCAGCGCCGCGTGGACCGCTACGCCGCCAACTCGGCCGCGTCCAGTACCGCGCTGGCGCAGCTGCAGGAGATCGGCGTCAAGGTCGCCGGCGGCTTCGGCCCCATCCTGTGGGAGCCCGGCCAGCTGGCGTGGGTGCAGAAGTCGCCGGGCGAGGCCGTCGAGGTCATCTCCCGCAACCTGGCCGAGGCGATCCTCAAGGATCAGCTGAACACCGGCATCGCGGCGGCCGTGGCGGCCATCGAGGCGGGCACGACCAATACGACCTACGACGCCGGCACCAGCGTGCTGTCGTACCGCCACATCAACCGCGCGCACGCGCTGTTCGGTGACTCCAGTCAGCTGCTGATCGCGGACATCATGGATGGTGTGTCCTTCCACAACCTGATCGACGCCAACCTCGCCAACGAGGCCACGCTGTTCCAGGCCGGCAACGTCCGCGTCGTGGACATCCTCGGCCGTCGCGTGGTGGTCACCGATGCCCCGGCGCTGCGCGAGTCGCCCAGCACCACGACCAACGACGCGAAGATCCTCTCGCTGGTGGCGGGTGGCGTGACGGTGTACGACGGCTCGAACCTGATCACCAACATCGAGACCAACAACGGCAAGCTGCGCATCGAGACCACCTTCCAGGCGGACTACGACTTCGGCGTGGCGCTGAAGGGCTACCAGTGGGATGTCGGCAACGGCGGCAAGTCCCCGACCGACACCGAGCTGGCGACCGGCTCGAACTGGGACAAGGTGGCGACCAGCTACAAGCACACCGCCGGCGTGCTCACCATGTACGAAACCAAGTGAGCCTGACCCCCGCAGAGTTCTGGCGGGGGAATGCCCGCCTACGGGACATCACGCCGAAAGGCGAGCGATTCCCGGAGGTCGGGTTGTTCGACGCACTGGGCCGGGCATGTACCGGCTCAGTGTTCGAGTTCGGATGCGGGGATGGCCGGCTCGCGCCGGCCTTTCCTGCGGCCGGGTACGTTGGCTTCGACATCAACCCTGCGGCGCTGGCCGCGGCGAGGATGGCGAATCCAGCGCACCACTACAGCACCGAATGGGCGCCGGCCGATACGTGGCTGGCGTGGACGGTGCTGCTGCATGTGCCGGATGACGCCATCGGGCAGCTGCTGGCGCGCACCGGCGACTACGGCCGCATCGTGATCGGTGAGGTCATGGGCCGCCGCTGGCGCCGCCCGGGCGACCCGCCGGTGTTCAATCGCGAGGCCAGCGAGTACGTGGCGCTGTCCGGCCGCGCGCTGGTCGATTCGTTCCCCGTCCCTTACCCGCGCTACGGGTGCGACCTGACCGTGCTGGTGCTGGAATGACCCCCTGTTGCGTGCTGCGCTCCGGCGGCGACTTCGGCCCCGAGCACGTGCGCTGGCTCGCGCGACAGGTGCCCGGGCTGGTGTGCTTGTCCGACGTGCCGCCGGTTCCGGGCGTGGACTGGCGCCCGCTGCAGCACGGCTGGCCGGGGTGGTGGGCCAAGATGGAGATGTTCGGGCCGGCGCTGGAAGGCGACGTGCTCATGATCGACCTGGACACCGTGGTGCTGCGGCTGCCCGAGGCGCCCAGCGAGACCACAGTGCTGCAGGATTTCACCGACCCGAGCGTGATGGGGTCGGGCTTCATGTTCGTGACCGCGGCCGACCGCGCGCGGGTGTGGGAGGCGTGGCTGGCCGATCCGGCAGGCCACATGGCCGCCAACCGGCGCTGGCCGAAGTGGGGCGATCAGGGCTTCCTGCAGGATCACATCGGCGGTGCGGCCAAGTGGGGCGCCAACGTGCGCAGCTACAAGGTGCATTGCCGTGGCGGCCTGCCGGCGGGGACGGATGTGGTGTGCTTCCACGGCAAGCCGCGGCCGTGGGCCGTGCGCGATGCGTGGGTTCCGCCGCTGTATCCGGCAGCCGCGCTGCGCGACTTCCGCGAGCTGCTGCTGCAGCACCCGGGGCGGCGGTTCATTGTCATGGGCGGCGGGCCTTCGCTGGAGGCGGATCTCGACGCGCTGGGCCGCAAGGCTGGCGACGTGGTAATCAGCACGAACGCGCACGGCGTCGAACTGCGCCGGCCGGACTACCTGCTGGCGATGGATCACACGCATACCGGCAAGGGCGTGCCGATGGGCGAGTACCTGCGGCAGCGCAGCGATGCGCCGATCATCTCGCCGCACGGGTTCGCTGACTACCGGCTGGGGTTCTGGCCGGAGCATCCGCGATTCGTGCTGTCGGGGCTGGTGGCGACGTGGGCGGCGTTCTGCATGGGCGCCAAGGTGGTGTGCCTGGCCGGCATGGATGGCTACCAGGACAACGACTACACCGACGAGGCCCGCAAGATCGCGCGTGACGTGCATTGCCCTGTGCGGGTGCAGCCAGCCAGCTTCCTGCGTGCGGTATGGCCGGTTTTCGACAAGGCCGAGCGCTTCGGCAAGTACACGCCGCACAGTTCGATCGACGGGCTGCGCGGCATCGACAACACAATCCGGGTCCGGGCGCGCAAGCCGTGCACGGTGGGGGCGGTCGAGCTGGAGCGCGGGCAGGAGATGACCGCCATGCGCCATGAAGTCGCACGCCTACTGCGGCACCGAATGCTGGAGGAACTGTGAGCCTGACCGTCGAAACCGGCGCCATCGTGTCGGGCGCGGAGTCCTACGCCAGCGTGGCGGACGCCGACGCCTACTTCACGGCCCGCGCGAACGCCACGTGGGCGGCACTGACGACCGGCGCAAAGGAAGCCGCGCTGCGGCAGGCCTGCGACTACATCGAGGCCGTGTACGGCCTGCGCTGGGCCGGCGACCGCGTGAGCGACACCCAGCCGCTCAGCTGGCCGCGCTCCGGCGTGTACGTGGACGGCGTGGAGATCGCATCCACCGCGCTGCCGGCGGGGCTGGTGCGCGCCAACATCGAGTTGGCCGTGAAGGCCAGCGCCGGCGACCTGCTGGCCGACCAGGGCGCGCAGGTGCGCAGCGAGACGGTCGGGCCGATCAGCGTCACGTATGCCGATGGCGCGCGGCAGGCAACGCGCTACGCGCTGGTCGAGAGCCTGCTCGCCGGGCTGCTGGCGGTGGGGTTCGGGCAAGTCAAGGTGGTGAGGGCGTGAGCTTCAACTACCCC